GACCCGCAACTACCGGGGATGGAAGACTGATGGCTCTTGAATTTACCAAGATCAACGACAAGCGCTACGAATCGACTAATGGTCAGTACGCCATTGTCTCTGACCGCCTTGATAGCGAGGACTGGCACATCCTGAACGAGAACGACAAGGTTGTCGGCGGGTGTAACGGTGATATCGACCTCGCTATCTTCTCGGCCCGTGTGCTTGCTAAGGAAGTAGAACTTCCTAAATCCCCACCCTTAACGCAGTAGGGGTCTGTAATGGGTGCAAAGCATGTAATAAACCCCGACCAACTGACGCTATTTGAGCGGGCTGAAGACTTGGCCGATCCCGGTAAGTTCTATCCCAACGACGCTTATGCGACTCAGTTGGAGTACGGATACTGGCCCGAGGAAGCCCAAGAGCACACTTGGAATCAGAAGATGGATGAGAACCACATGGAGGGCCTCCATGGGGAAGACACCCTCTACAACGACATTGCCAAGCGGGGCGTTAAAGAGCCTGTAGAGGTAAATACTCTTCGTGGTAAAGGTTATTCTAGGGTACAGGATTCTCTATACAGGGAGAACGGATACGTTCCCAGTCGGGGGATGCTGTATAACGGTCATCACCGGGTCTACGCACAGGCCGATATCAACCCCAAGGCGTGGGTACCAGTGAAATGGTCGGATAAGTGATGGGCGCAGAACACGTCATCAACCCCAACCAGTTGACCCTGTTCGAACGGGCGGGGGATCTAGCGGACCCTGCAAAGACCGGTCACATCGACTTCGAAGAATATCCCGATGAGGGCGACTCAATGACGTTCGATGAGTTCCGCTCCAACAAACTATGGGAGTCGAAGTACGGAGATGACTCGCTGTATGAGGACATCAAGAAGCACGGTGTGAAGCAGCCTGTGACGCTGGTACACAGTGATGACCTATATGGATCGAAGCGTCCGAAGGGCGATCCCGACAAGGTACTGATGGAAGGACATCATAGGGTGTTCTCTCAAGCCGACATCAATCCTGATACCTATATTCCTGTTGAGTGGGACTAGGCGGGCCTCCTAGAGGAGCGCTAGCCCTGAGAATGACCCTCCTCCTACTGTAGGGATAGATAGGCATCCTCTTGGTCCTATAGGGGGACACGCTATGTCTCTTCTCGGCCCCGCATTGCGGTAATGCAGTAATACTGCACTGCTGCGGAGCAGCCCTGCATGTAAAGCATATTTAGAACTTTTTTTCTAAATTTTCGGTGAAATACTGAACATTGTTATATGAATCATCTGTGACATATTTAACACTAGTTTAGTATATGTATCACTTGTGTGACACAATGTGTATATGCATATCACCGATGATAGCAACGCCCAATTCGACACTGTCGAAGCCTTATACGGCATGTCCTATGAGTATCAGCAGCATCTTGATGAACTGCTCAAGCGTGGCTACGAGGTTTCTGACCCCGCCGTCAAGCGATTGATGGAAATGGTCACTGAGTACAGCCAACGTGCCTCGTATCTCAGTCTCGGCATTTTCTATTGATTGGTAGATTCATCAGAGTATGAGATACTACATAGGAATATTACTCATTCCTTAGGAAGGTTTGAAACGATGGGCATCGGTAATCGCCGCCAGCAGAAGAAGGACCCAAAGCGAGCGAAGCAGTATCGTGGCGCTGAGGCTCCCGAAGAAGAAATTCGTGGCAAAGAAAACGACATGACCGAAGAGCAGGAAAACCGTGTCGGCATGCGTGAGGTTGCCAAGCGTAACCGAAATGACCACTTCAATACCGGTCGATTTGGCGTGGGTAACAGCCCCAAGTACCCGTACAACTACGACGAGGACTGAGGGTAAATCGTATGTCTCGTGGACACGATACCGGCGATCACCCTCATCGTCGGGTAGATCGTGGACGGTTTAGCGCCCCTCGTCATGCTGACGAATTCGCTGATTATGCGGTTCGTAAGGCTGGTGTAACTCCTGACGATTCTTCGTTCGCCATTGAAGATGCTGCGGCACTTTTTGCAAACCAGCATCTAGGTATGGAGGCCGACCATCCTGACTGGGATCGTACTATTGGCGACTTGACCAACTGGTACCACGATCCTGAAGACGACGACTATTGAAATGCCGTACTCAATCCGCAAAAGCGGAGAAGGTCAGTTTGACCTTGTCTTAAAGAGGACTGGGAAAGTCCTAGGTCATCACGACACGAAGGCCGAGGCAGTAAAGCAGATTCAGGCTATTGAAGCCTCTAAGCACAGTAAGGATAAGTAAAAATGGCTAGAGGAAAAGATACTGGAGACCACCCCGGACGCAAGGTGGGGAGGGATACCTTCTCAGGTGCCCCCGTAACCCCAACGTCGCGGTCCGAGATGGGCGGGTTCGAAGGCCCCCGGTGCAATAACTGCGGTTCCTACAATACCGAAGAATCTTCGGCGGGGGGACACGATTGCTATGATTGCGGTCATACCAGCAACCCTCCCCGTCCCTCTGAAGGTTCCCCCGGTCCTGAAGGTCTACAAAGCATGTTTGGGATGGGCTGAAAAATGGCTAGAGGAATCGACACCGGAGACCACCCCCGCCGTAAGGTCGGGCGTATGGATCTGGAGAATACCCTCAGGAGCATTCTCATTGCTCCGTTTGAGGCCCATGCAGGCTTCATGAGCCACCCCGAAAATGAGCCTCCTATGAACATGGCCGACGGCCTTGAGGAGCACAATCAGTGGGGAACGGTGCACGTCAACGAGAACCTCTCAGAGGAAGATCTCCAAGGCATGCACGACTCTGCTATGGCTCAGTACCGGGATAAGGGTATCGATCCGTACGAGCGAGACGTACGCCTTTGAGTTTGTGCATAACAATAGTTATGCCATACTTTATACATGAGTGAATTAGGAATCGAAAAGTTCACCGGAAACGGGGACTTCGTCTGTACCAACTGTGGTGCCACTCATGTCAATGCTCAGTGGTTTGCCGAGCGTCTCCCCGGATACTGGGAGGACGATGGGGCTGTTTACCATTGCGAAGACTGTGGTGAGTACGTCTGCGTACCGTTTGAGGACGATTACGAAGACGCTGTTTAGTATGTCATAATTGAATTATGGGCAGACGAAATGCCTCCCGGCATGTAAACCCCAAGCAATTACGCATGTTCATCCCAGCAGGTGAGTTGCGTCAGATGGGTATCAGTCCTTACGACGCTCAGCACTCTGAGACTGGTCAACAACGCCCCCATGACGCCGTTTGGGAAGAGAAGATCGATGAGGCTTCTCGTTCGGGTCTAGAGGAGAGCATTCGCAGCACTGGCGTACACACTCCTGTGAACATTTACCACTTAGGAGAGAATGAAGATCCTACGGTGGTGCTTGACTATGACGCCGAAACCGGCAGAGACGTTACAGGGAGCCTGTCTCCCACGACTATTGCCCACGGGCACCATCGGGTGGCCTCAGCGGCTCTTGTGGACCCAAGCATGCTTATTCCGGTGCAGAACTTTGACCGTACAAGCACGGAGGGCGGCAAAGTGCATCCGTTCCTGAATGCAGTGACTGAAGGTCAAGAAGAGCCTAAGTCTCGGTAGTAATAAAATATATGAATCTAAGTATCGGCATATGCCATACTTTTTCTTATTACTACGTAATTGGTGTTGCTTTTACGCAAGTTATTCCTGCGGAATTTAGGAAATCTTCTACCGCATGCCAGCCTTTGTAGGCAGTATCAGGCTTATATACGAGCCTTACAATTCCCGACGATGCGATCAGTTTTGCACATCCCATACACGGCGGGCCGTTGACGATTAGCGTCCCCCCGATACGTAACGCCGGATCGCTCCATAACAACGCCCCCTGCTCTGCATGCTGTGCGATGCAGTTGTCGTATGAAGATCCGTTAGCGCTGTTCTCATGTAGGCGTGGGCACGCTCCATCTACGCAATGCTCCATGCCGGGAGGGCTGCCGTTGTAGCCTATGCCAACGACTCTTTTATTAGGTGAAAGAACTACAGCGAAGTATTGACGTTTAGCACACGTTGAGAATAGTGGCGCAAGCATTTCGCAGGATGTAAGCCATTTAGTTTCGTGGTTCTTCACAGGATCAGGCATGGCGTGTATCATACTTGCTTCCGAGAATCCTCGTGGAGGTCGTCAATGGCTCAGCCTCGGACACATCTAGTCATCCCCGACACGCAGGCTAAGGCTGATGTCCCTCTAGACCACTTGTATTGGATTGGTGAGTATATCGTTGAACGCAAGCCCGACGTGATCGTACACGTTGGAGATCATGCGGATATGCCCAGTTTGTCCAGTTACGACATCGGTAAGAAAGAGTTTGAAGGCCGTAGGTATGTCAAAGATATCGAAGCAGCGAATCACGCTTTCGACATCTTGAATGAGGCATTGAACACATACAACGAGCCTAAGAAGAAGTGGCGTAAAGGAGTGTACTCACCGGAACGCCACATCCTGATCGGCAACCATGAATACCGCATTGAGCGGGCCGTCAGCGGGGACGCCAAACTAGAAGGAACCATCGGACTCAGCGATCTCAACTATGCTGACCACGAATGGGAAGTACACCCGTTCCTAGAGCCGTTGGAACTAGATGGTGTCTACTACGCTCATTACTGGGCAAACCCTATGAACGGGAGACCGTACGGTGGAGCGGCTACTACCCGCCTGAAGACCATCGGTCATTCGTTCACTATGGGCCACCAGCAAACCCTTGATTGGGCTACGAGATTCCTTTCAAACGGCCAACAGATGTGTGGTCTTATCGCCGGGGCTTGTTATCTTCATGATGAGGACTATCTAGGTCCGCAGGGCAACGCTCATTGGCGGGGTGTTGTCGTCAAGCATGAAGTAAGGAGCGGAGCATACGATCCCATGTTTGTGAGTCTTGATTACTTATGTCGTAAGTATGAGGGTGTGTCGCTGGCGAAGTTCAAGGCGAAGAAGTTCTAATGTACGACGTAGCAGTAGACGTTCTTTGGGACAATAACGGTGATCCCACCAACTCAATCGGCTGGCTCACGGAAGCAAAAAACCGCTGCCTTCAACTCGTTACCGAGTATTCCAGCAGCGGTCTTGTTGCTATTGAGATTCCTGTTGAATCAGTTATAAGCCTGAAACTTATTTAGGCAAACAGAGCGTTCCACGTCTGTGGACCAACAATGCCATCGGCCTGAAGTCCGCTGTTTGACTGGAACTGTCGTACTGCACGGTCTGTAGCCGGTCCAAAGATTCCATCTCCAACAAGGGCGTACCCCTTTGAGTTCAGCGTCAGTTGAAGGATCTTGACGGCACCGCCGTTAGATCCCTGACGGAGAACCTGACTACGAGCATCGTTCAGAGCATCGAAGAACGGGTTGCTGGGAGACACGGCTTGGAGATTGGACAGGAATACGAACAGATCGTGCGTGGCCTGCTCAGTCTGAGGACCCCAAACGCCGTCTGCGGGGATCTGAAGGTTGATCTGCCATTGGCGAACGGCTGCTTGGGTCTGTGGACCGTAGACACCGTCTTGGGCGACACCGACGATCTTCTGAATCTCACGGACCTTGTCTCCGGTTGATCCGGGTCCCCAAACGGTATCAGGGGCTACAGGGACCGGTTCAGTGGGCGTAGGAGGCGCTACGGGAGCAACGCCAGCATGGCGCTCAATTGCCTGAAGAAGTAGGGAATCAAATACCCAACGGTCTTCACGACGGCTCCAAGCGTCGCTCCGATCCCAAGGCTGGACATCCCCATGATGTGCGAGTCCGGGGCGGTCTTTCACGCCTTCACCAATGAACTGAGACGCCGAAGCGATGTCAATACCGTTACGACGCCAAAACCCGACAATCTCTCGGGCCATATTGTCGATTTCAATCTGTGTATACGGAGACTCAGCATTGAGTGCTGCCGACGGGGCTGCAATGGCGATCATCCAGCACCGACTATTGAACCCGGAGGCTGCTACACCAAACGCAACATAGTCGTCCGGCATAAGCATGACGGCGGCGTTTGGCTCAGAGTCCACGATGCAGTGGTAGGAGCCGGGGTCAGAACGGCGGGAGATAAAGCCCGCTGTATTCTCGGCAGAGTTTTCCCCACCAGCGCCCTCAGTAGTGTGGATAACTACTCCACCGGAAATCCCATTCTGACGGGACGGGTAGAACTGGCGTGAGGCAGGAGGATTGTCTAGAAGGTAATAACCCATATTCTCTTTCCTAATAAAAACTAATAGGCCAAAAACAGTCGATACGACTGGGTCGCAACACTAACTCATCTAACTCTAAAACGATGTCAAACTCTTGTGCCTTGCCTCCGCAACGGTGCTTGGGTAGAGGTTCATATCGCTCATGAGTTATTTGAAGAACAACAGGACAGCGGCTACAGGCAAGTTCAAAACCAGTAACACTAGTGGCCTTCACTTGGAAGGCTAATGCCTTCTTTCCCATAGGCCAAGAATATCACAGCCTGAGAAGGAAAAGATTCAAAAGACTTGACATTCTTTATGAGCAGGCTTATGGTGTGTACATGAAGTGGTTTACGGAATTTGTTAACAACCTGCTTACGCCGACGGTGACTGTTCGTGAACAGAACGACGACGGTCTTTCCCTGAAGAACAGTCTTATTGCCAACGCAGTGTTTGCCGAAGTTATCTCAGGCAAAGAATCTACGTTGTTGGACAAGGCTGTATTTATTGGCATGCCTTACGCAGTAAGGGCCGTAGCGATTGCAGGTGCTCAGAAGGGGTTTGGCGAGTCTAAGAACTGAGCCTCAAGCGAAAGAATTTCTTTACGCTCTTCTACAGTTTTCTCAACCAACTCTGAGTAGATAGACGAAACAGTACCCGCTGCTTGGATTAGATACGCACCAATCTGATAAGCCTCTTCCGGCGTCAGAGATACGGGAGCAACGCTATCTACTTCGCCATCTTCGTTTTCAACAGGAATACCAATGACGATTTGAGGGAGCCATTCCTCCGGGTCCGCTGCTACTGCGATGATGAGGATGTCCCCATTGAACCCGTCTTCTAAATCGAAATCGTCCATGCGTAAACATTACACGGTGTTCTATCAAGTTATCGAACTATTGGTGAGTAAAGTGTTTTCGTATTTGTTTCTTTGTTGAGATTACGTTACGCTTTATAGACCGCTTTGTCTGCGGAAACCAATACGAAGATCACTCCGGTGAAGATCAACACGGATCTCCACCAACGGAGCCTTCGGGAAAGGAACACATGACAAACGGAATGAAACTACTTGGAGTCGGAGTCTTCTCCTTCCTAGTGGTAATCGTCGGCTCTGTCGCTCTTGCAGACGAGTCACATCAGACAGCGCAACCTGTCGTAGTTGAATCAGTAGTAGAGCAGCCTCCACGAATTGTTGATCAATACGAAGCGTATGCGCTAGTTGCAGAAGAACTGGATAAGTTTCTCGCTGAGCAGGCCCGTATTGAAGCCGAAAAGGCTAAAAAACAAAGGGCGGCAGAGGCTGCGGCACGGCAATCAGTTGCTCCGAATTATGATCCCGGTGACGGAAGCCGTTGGGATCAATTGGCAATCTGTGAGTCGGGCGGTAACTGGGCGTACCCACCAGTTGCAGGAGGTTTCAGCGGAGGAATCATGTTCCACATTGGAACGTGGCGATCAAATGGCGGCCTTGAGTTTGCTCCCGACGCTTATCTTGCGACCCGAGAACAGCAGATCATTGTCGCTGAACGAGTCCTCGCCGCATCCGGGTGGAGGGCTTGGCCGGGGTGTAGCCGAAAGTTCGGCTGGTTGTAGAATTGTCTCCTAACATCTGACTAGAGGAGAATCCAATGCCCCGAATTCCACATCCCGGAGACAAAGAGCAGCACGATCTTTCGCCATGGGTACATGTTTCGTACAAGCCGTACCCATCCAGCGGACCCGGATCAAGCCGAGTCTCCGCATTCCGCTACGACCACGCCGCAAAGCAGGTACAGGTTCAGTGGCAGAACAACAAGAATGACGGGTATATCTACGACAACGTCAACTACGAGGAGTACCGCTCATTCGCCCGAGCGGCTTCTCGTGGTCGACGTGTGAACACTCATCTGAACATTAAGAACTACTATCCGATGCAGGGGGAAGAGACTCTTCCGTCCAACTCCAAGCGCCGAGGACTCACGTCAAGGATGACTAACTAATGGCTCTAGTAAAGATCAAGGGCAAAGGGAACGTCTACTGGGCAAGAGAATACGACGCCGAAGGTCGGGTAGTAGATACGGCATGGATGCATGAAACGTCACCACCGTTTCGCTCAGGGAAGGCTCTACGGATCAGATTTGGTTCTAGAGCCTTCCACTTGGGCGTTTGTTGGAAGAGTAAGAAACCTATCGTGCGAGATACCGATAAGACGCCGGAGGAGATTGGCAAATGGGTATATTGAAGCGGAAAGTGACCGATCCGACTCCTATCGAACCTACACGGTTCAGCAAGATGTCTGACGAAGAGGTCTACATGGCTTTTGAGACCGCTCTCATGGAAACTCAGTACGCTCTAAGCGAGTACCGTAAGACTTCTCGTGACGGAGATATGCGGGCTGGAATCCTGAAGTGGCTAGATACGGGACTCATCACTGCCCGCACAGCATGTCAGGAACTTATCAGTCGGAATACTTGACACGGATAAATGGCTCCATATAGTCTCCGCACATGGAGCAACTATCGTTTACATTTCCACCGACTACATCACTGTTCAAGATCAAACTTTACAAAGACAACATCCGAATTGCAGAGTCCACGCCTGATGTCAAGGCGTCGGCTTATTACAAACGCAGAGCGCTAGCAGAAGTACTTCGTAGGTCTCCTATTTCTGACATTGACTGGGAAGAAGAGCCACGAGCGACCGGATGGTATGGATTGAAGGTACGTAACACCAGCACCCCTAATCCAGCCCATATTTTCCACCTAACCGTAGAACTAGATTCAGGAGTTACCAACGATGAGTGATACCCCCATTTCACTTGAAGAGCGAATTGTCGCTCTTGAGCAGCGAGTCTCTTTCCTTGAGAAGGAGCGCCCCGGACGACGTATGCGTCCGAATGTCACATCACAGCCCGGAGTTTGCGGAATCAATCCCGATTGCGACTCCAAGACCTGTTCTGACGCTAGTATTTACCGCTACCAACAGGGTTGTCAGGGAGACAAATGCGTGCAGATCAATCGTGAGTATTACGCCGATTACAGGGCGAAGAAGAAGTCTGCCAAAGATGTGAAAGATACAGATTTAAGTCCCACTCGTTAGTAACTCCGGTGAAAGCGGCTCGGGACTAATTATACTTACTTGCCAGTAATACTAAAGGTTTCAATCCGGCTACTCCTCTAGGAGGTCGGGTTGATCAGACAGGGAGGGGCCGTCGCAGGTTTAATGCTTGCGGCGGCCTTTCCTTGTTATAGTTACTTCCGTGCCAACTTACGAGAACCTCGGTAATCCCGACGACGAAGAACCATTTATTCCCGACGATGATAGGGACGACTACGACGAGGAAGAGTTTGACAACTACGGGCTTGATGAGGATACTGCCAACTTTGTAGACGAATTGATCAAAAGAATTATTCTGTTTTGTGAAGAATTCTCCGGTCTAGAACTTCGTCCCTACCAAAGGCAACTTGCCTATCGGATCGTTGAATCGCTCGTGATGGTGGACGGCGAGGAGATCACAGCCCTGTGGTCACGTCAGAGCGGTAAATCTGAGACCCTGTCTGTCATCGTCTCAGGATGCATGGTCATCCTTCCCAAGTTGGCAATGTCCTTTGAAATGCTTGAGCGGTTCAAGCGAGGTCTGTGGGTGGGTATCTTTGCCCCAGTCGATAGCCAGTCGGACTTCCTCCATGGCCGTATTGTGGACAAACTGACTTCAGAGCATGCGCTGGAGTTCTTGAGCGATCCCGAACTAGACGAACGGGTGGATGGTAAATCCAAGGTCATTCGCCTCCGATCAGGATCTCTCTGCCGTCGGTCGACCGCTAACCCTCGGGCCAAGATCGAAGGTGCCTCGTATCACCTAGTTGTTATTGATGAGGCCCAAGAGGCCGACGACACTATGGTGCGTAAGTCGATCCACCCCATGCTCGCCGCCTACGCAGGAACCATGGTGAAGATCGGGACCCCGTCATTCCACAAAGGCGATTTCTACAAAGCGATCCAGTTGAACAAGAGGCGTTCAACGAAGCGCCGAAGTAGAACAAATCACTTTGAATATGATTACAAAACCGTAGGAAAGTACAATCCCTACTACGCCAAGTTCATTCAGCAAGAGAAGTTGCGTTTAGGTGAGGACTCGGACGAGTTCCAAATGTCCTACAACCTAAAGTGGATGCTTGACCGAGGAATGCTGGTAGCCGAGGACGACTTGGACTTCTTGGCTGACCCGTCCATGCCTTTGGTGAAGTCGTGGCATCGAACGCCTGTAGTGGTAGGTATCGATCCCGCCCGTGTGAAGGACTCTACTGTCGTCACAGTCTGTTGGGTAGATTGGGATTATCCTGATCCCGCTGGATTCCGAGAACACCGAATCCTGAATTGGTTGGAAATCCACAACACCGAGTGGGAAGAGCAGTACTTCCAAATCGTGGACTTCTTGGAGAACTACAACATCGCCTATGTGGGTGTGGATGCTCAGGGTATGGGTTCAGCGGTCGCTGAGCGCCTCCAGCGACTACTGGAGCACCGATGCGAGGTTGTACCCGTATCGTCAGACATCAAGACTCAGAGCGAACGATGGAAGCACCTGATCGCCCTTCTCCAGCGCCGAATGATCGTTTATCCCGGTCACTCCAAGGCCCGACGTACGAGGGCGTGGAAACGGTTCCGTCAGCAGATGGAAGATGCCGAGAAGGTCATCAAGGGCAACTACATGCTCATTCAGGCCCCGCCTGACGAGCGTGACTCCCATGATGACTATGTGGACTCACTTGCTATCGCCTGCGCCATGTCCCTTTCGGATACAACCCCATATGTTGAGACATTTGAAGCCCCGTGGTTCAGGTAGAATAGTTGTATGGCTGCTGAAGACGCCCTAAATTTGAAGCAATTCTTCCACGGTACGTATGAAGAACTAAACGTAGGAGATGTGCTTGTACCCGGTTCTGAGCGTGGTATTCAAAATTTCCCACCCGCTGGGGACAACACTTTTGTCCACCTTACTGATGCATCTCACAGGGCGCATATGTGGGCTAGTGACGCCGCTAGAAAGCACAATAAAAAGACTGTATATGTCTACGAAGTAGACCCCCATACTGACCCTGTTCAGAATGATGGGATGCCCGGATATCAAACTACTTCAGCAACCATCAAGAGCCTTAAGTACAAGGGTCCTAGACGCCACAAGTAAAAATCCCCCTTGGTTCAGGTAGAATAGTTACATGATATAGTTATTATATGGCTGCTTCAGACCACATAAGTAGGGATCAGATTGAGATCTGTGAGGGGTGCGGAACTACATCCAGTATGTCCAATTCCGTAGAGGGTGGTATCTGCGAGGACTGCTTTAGCGAGATGCCCATGGATGAATGGACCACTCCAATCATGGCTTCGGGGGATGAGAAAGTTAAATGGGTATCTAGCCAAGAACATGGCGAGGATTATCTAGCCCGCCACTGATAACCGCTAGTTTCTTTAAAATAGTATACATATGTCATAATTTGCTCATGGGTTTACTAGGGAGAGCAATTGGCAAGGGTGTCGGTAAAGTACTTAACTCCGACGCCGTACACGGTCTAGCGGGGGCTGCTGCCGACGCTCTTGATGCCTCAGGAGCCGGTGGGCGTGCTGGGGGTGTGGTTTCGGGGGTAATCAGGGACCGTGACCAGCGTGCCCGTGTAGGAGAGATCGCAACCGGACTTGCAGTTCCCGGTGTTAGAAACAAATTACGTGCCGGTAGAGCAGCACGAGATCTTGTGCAGGGAGTCCGTGGCGGTGCTGGAGCCATCAGTTCCGGTCCCAGTGGACAGTTTGGTCATCTACCTCCCCCTCCCGGTTCAGGAAGCGTTCCAGCATGGGATGCTCAGATTCCCGGTTCAGGAAGCGTTCCAGCATGGGATGCTCAGATTCCCGGTTCAGGAAGTCATCAGTCGGGTAGCACCGATTGGGATATTCCTGATTGGGATAAACCATCTCCTCCTCCCGGACGATCAAGTCAGAACAAAGACGCTCCTTGGATCTATTGATAGTCCAAACATAAGTTTCGACTATATCGATACTTGTGCCATACTGATTACGTCCCAATTCCTTTCTAGGAGACAATTCAATGGCTTACGCTCCCGAAACTGGTTACGAGGTCGCTTACGCTGAGAACCTCACCCGTCGTGGCCCCCTTCGCTTTGAAGAGGGTGTCGCTACTGATACCGACATTCCTTTTGAATTCGGTCGTGGCGCTTACGGCGACACTGAGGGTGATGGTCGTGGTCGTCAGACCATGGCAGGCATGCTCAAGACCCCGATGGAGACCCTCCGTGAGAGGGCTCACGTTGGTTCTGCTACGTGGATTGAGGCCCCTATGGAACTCTCGGAGTTCGTTCAGGGCGCAATGGCTGACCATCCGACTTTTGAGCGTGTCGCTGGTAGCGAAACCCGCATTCTGCGATTCAACGCTACTGTCGTCAACGACTGATAGTCGACAATGAACGGCTTTGTACCGGCGTCGGGGCTGAAAAGCCCCGACGCTACAGGTCGTCCTAAAGGCCGTACGACACGGCCTAAGCCGATGTATGCCCTGCATGAGAACTCGGAAACTACTCCTGAGTACATGAAGGTCGCTAAAGATCTTATGAAGACCTACGGTACGAGTGAACTCCCGTCCGGTCTTCAGCCTCGGTGGATGCGTAACCGCATCAATAAGAACATCTCAAAGGGTATGACAAAGGGAAACTGATATGGCTTATTCACCCCGACCTTTTAATGCCCCCATCAATAGCACCCAGTTTCGCAGGTCTATTCAGCGAGTAGCGAATATGGCTCTATCTCTCCCTGAGCATATAGTTGAGGAAGGGCTTAATTGGTACCCATCTGTCCACGATGCAACAGTTCGGCAGTCAAAAGAACAAGGGTTGTCACTAGCGCAGGGTGCTGGAATCGTGTCAGCGGTTTCACCAAACATGGATTTTGACGCCCGAAACATCAATGCTCTTGATGAGATTTCTAATCTTACTGGCGAGCACTGGAACATGATCAAGCGCTCTGCCGGAGGATCTAAACGACATCCTGAAGTTGCAGCAATGCTAAAGGAGGTTGCACCTAGTTTAGGTCACGCCCCTGATCGCAACTTGATGGACGCTCATGATATTTATCATGGCGGTAGAGATGTATTTGACGTACTTAATCCACGTACCGGACCAAAACGGAACAGGTTTGCTAGAAACATCATTAATCCCAGCGATCCGGTTCCGGTCACTATCGATGGTCGCCAAGCAGACATTATCGCCAATAGATATCGTCCGTGGACATGGAGTGGAAGAGGTATTAGCAGCGCTGATCTACCTACCGGAAAGACCACTCGTTATGAGGCTCACGAAGAAATTATGCGTAGAGCATCTAACGTCGTTCGTCAGGAAGGACCTAGGTCCATGCGTGACATCAGTCCTTCGGGACTACAGGCGGTCACTTGGTTGGGCGGTAAGGCTCATGAAAGGTCTTGGCCCACTAAAAGCGGCGAGCCTAGGAAAATAGGAGTCCCTAGGAGAGGCCAGCGTTATACCGATCAGCAACAGCCTTAATCACATTCCAAGCACGACGCTCAGCAATGATTATCTCTTCAACATTTTCTTCTTCATCAGCACTCGGGTCATTGACTAACCATAGTGCGTCATGAATTACTTTAAATTCTTCTTCTGTAAGTTCGATCATATTCGGTTAGGGTAGGCAGTAATGGGACAAGCACACAACCTAAGTCCGCACATTCTTGAGAATCTTGAAAAACAGATCAATCAAGATTACGGTGGTTTTACTGTGAAATCTCACGGGCCAAACGTAGGTCAGCCCGCCAAGGATTCCTACATGGTAGGACTTGCTCAGCACGGGCAGAACAACATGGCTTTACCGATCACTGCTCAGCAGATCAGTGACTTCGCTGAAAGTCGTGGAGATGCTCTTTCTGAAGACGCCAACTATCTTGGGGGCTTCAACGATACGGCTAAAGGCGAGCGAGGTAAAAACCCCGGATCGCTTGACGTGTCGAAGGCGTTTCCTCGTAGTGGAGGTCTTGCTCTTCCCATGATGCAGGCGTATTACGGCGGCAAGCGTCCTGAAGACTCAATAGGAATCCTCAATGAGAAGGGCGAATACGGAGGAGAGATTCCTACAATTAACCCAATTGGGATGCTGTACTATCACGACGAATGATTACATCACCTGTGACTGAATCGTAAAGAGGAAGCGCAGGCTTTGGAATGCTGTAGTGTTCCTCACATGTAATCCAACCATCTTGGGTGTACCACCCTCCGGTCAGGCCACAGATCTGACAAAAAGGACGCTTAAAATCGTACTTACTCTTCATGCGATGTAACATAGCAAACCGAATCCTGTACTGCAACAGATTTCCATCAAGAGTTTTCAGACCCTTTCTGATAAAGTGGTAAAAGTATGTCGCTAAACTTCTATCCTCCCTCATACCGAGCAGCAGCGAGCGATCTTACCGTTGCCATTTCGCCGCTCGGTCTGGTGGAGTTGGCAGACGAAGAGTTCGAAGTTCATGGACCTCGTCTAAACAGGTACGCAAGTAACTGGGCGTGGTATCTAGGTCACCACTGGGCCTATCGCAGGGAGTTGGGTGAATCTCAACTTTCTTTTAATTATGTAAAAGCGTTTGCTGATTACATGACTAACTTCACCTTTGGAAAAGGTGTGGAATTCGGTGCTCCTGAGGCCACCCAAGGTGTTATTCCCTATCTTCTGAAGCGGGCATGGGAACATGACAACGACAAGGCGACGACTCTTTGGGAAATGGGACAGTTCGGTTCCGTATCCGGCGATGTGTTCGTCAAGATCGCTTACGAAGAAGCCTTTGTGGATGCTGCCGGGAGAACTCGTCCCGGCAAGTTCCGTATCCTACCTCTGAATCCGGCGTTCTGTTTCCCTGAATGGCATCCGCACGACCGTACACGCCTTATTAGATTCAAACTAAAGTATAAGTTTTGGGGCACAGCCTCTGACGGTGCTCGTCAGGTATTTACCTATACAGAGATCCTGACTGAGGACTTCATTGAGGAATACATCAATGATGAGCGCATCGACCAGCGTCCTAATCCGCTGGGGGAGATCCCAATTGCTTATACGCAGAACATCCCCGTTGCGTCGTCCCCGTGGGGCTTGGCTGATATTACTGACATCGTCCCGCTCAACCGTGAGTTCAACGAGAAGGCGACCGAAGTCAGCGACATCATCAACTACCACGGATCTCCAGTAACGGTCATCATCGGTGCCAAGGCATCGAATCTTGAGAAGGGTCCCAAGAAGGTATGGACAATCGGCACGAAGGATGCCCGAATCGAAAACCTGTCCATGGACACGAACTTTGCGGGGATCATGGGCTACATGGAACTGATCAAGCAGGCCATGCACGAAATGACGGGCATTCCTGCTCAGGCCCTAGGTCAGATGCAGCCGATCTCCAATACCAGCGGAACCGCCCTTGCTGTTCAGTACCAGCCCCTGATGCAGAAGTACAATCTGAAGAAGATTCAATACACCCGTCTGTTCAAGCGGATCAACGAATTGATCATCCTTCATGCCGCTGTAAAAGAGCCTCAGGCGCTGGCCTATAACCCGTATATCGCCACTATCCCGCTCCGACCGGGCCAGTACGAGATGCTAGATCCGGGAGACCCGGTCACCTACCAAACATCTGTTCACTGGCCCGAGCCTCTTCCGGTCGATGTACTTATCAAGATCAATGAAATTCAGGCCCGCATGGCTATGGGTCTTGAATCGAAGCGTGGCGCTCTTCGTGATCTTGGTGAGATGTTCGCTGAGCAGAAGATCGCTGAAATCAACGATGAGATGATGGAAGACACTAAGGAACAGGCTGCCCTCAATCTCATTCAGGCACAGGCTTCTCAGTTCATTATTCAGGCCACGGGCATGACGCCTGACGGTCAGCCTCTGATTCTCCCCGGTCAGGACATGGGTGATGGACAGATGGCACCAGTTGTAGACCCCAACTTAGCGATGCAGATAATGCAGATGGCGTATGAAGTAGACCCGCCTGAGCGTGAAACCTTCGAATAAATGTCAAGGGTTTGCTTGGATATACCCAAAAGTGTGGTATATCTATATGTACCGGAAAACCAATTGTTGAAAAGGACAAGACCCATATGACGCAGGAAGTTACTGATACGAATGACGGTTTCATCGTCGGTGCCGATCCTAAAGAAGCCCCCCGAACGGCGGCTACTTGGGCAGAGGTACAGGCAGAGACCATGGCAGGGAACATCCTTGTTCCCACTCAGCAGCCTGTAGAGCAGGTCGCTGTGGCCGAATCCTCTTTTGAGGATAACCCCCGTTTTTACACCGATGAAGACCTTGAGCGAGTCCGACGTGAAGAGAAGGACAAACTTTACGGTCGAATTCAATCAATGGACGATCAACTGAAGGCCATTACCAAGGAACGAGAGGCCGCTGAGGCAGCCCGCCGAGCCGAGGTTGAAGCACAGGCTGAACGTGCTCGCATTGAAGAAGAAGAGTCCATGAAGGTACGGGACCTCCTTAAGCGTAAGGAGGAGGAGTGGGCAAGCCGCTTCACCGAACTGGAAGGACGCTACGAGCAGGACCGGGCAGTTTTTGAACGTGAGCGCCGATTCAATGAGTTGGAGTCTTACCGCCAAGAACGAGTTGCCCAAGACTCGGAATACATCATTCCCGAACTCCGTGATTTGATTCGTGGAAATTCGGAAGAAGAGATCGATGCCTCCATCGAAGAGATGAAGGCACGGACTGCCGCCATTATGGGACAAATGGAAGCCTCGGTTTCCTCCCAGCGGCAGGCTATGCGGGGAGCAGCACCAACTGCTCCTCCTGTGGGGCCAATGGAACAAATGGAGACGTACGAATCGATTACGCCGGATGATATCCGGTCCATGGACATGGAAACGTATAAGCGCTATCGGGCAAGCCTTCTCAACGCTGCTGGCCGTCAGTACCGAGGCTAACGGCAGAAGTAACTTCCCTATCCATCAAGCCAGTCCATAGGAGGACATCCCATGGCTTTTCAGATCCCCGACGGATCTGCCATCACCGGTACTAACCGGGTTGCTGGTGGCATTAACGGCACAGCGTTCAGCGCTCCTGCCGGTTACGACACCTCGTTTGCAGGTGCGAACATCACTGGTGGCTACGGCGCAGGTGTGACCGCTGGTACCTCACTTATGGGTCCAGCGATTCAGACCGTGTGGTCGAAGGAGATTCTCTTTCAGGCCATGCCCGTACTCCGCTTTGAGCAGTTTGCTGTAAAGAAGACGGAACTTGGCGTCATGCCGGGTCTTACCGTCAACTTCATGCGCTACAACAACCTTCCGATCCCTTCGGGTCCGCTGGTTGAAGGTATCCGTATGAAGACCTACGGCATCACCGCCCAGCAGTACCGAATCACGGTTGCAGAGCATGGCTTCGCAATCGCCGTTTCGGAACTCCTTCTGAACGCCTCGTTCGATGACGTTATGGCCTCGGCCTCACGTCTTCTTGGACGCAACATGGCGCTCTACATGGACACGCAGGCTCGTGAGACGCTTCAGTCGGCTTCCAGCACGGTTTACGGCTACAGCGCTCCTTCCGACCTGACCACCGGTTACGGTATCTACAACAAGGGTACGCAGGCTGACTCCGGCACCATTGGTGACGGTGGCTACTTCCTCACCCCGCACGCCGTCAAGGATGCAGTGCTTGAACTCTCAAGCAAGAACATCCCACGGCTCGGTGAGACCTACGTCTGCTTCATCCACCCGTCGCAGAGCCGTCAACTCCGAGACACCCCGGAATTCATCGAAGTTTCGAAGTACGCCGCTCCCGGTAACTTCATGCTCGGTGAAATCGGTCGTCTCTACGATGTCGTGTTCATCGAAACCACTCAGGTTGGTCGTCCGCTGGCAAACCCGGCTGACTACATCAACACCGCCTACGACGATGGAACCCCCGCCGCATGGCGTGGAGGAGACTCGGCTGTGGACGGAAACGCCCTCACCGAGGGTATCGAAGACGGTCCCGCCCTTGACGGCCTTGACTCGGATTCCGAGCCGAGTGCAGTCGCAACTCCGGGCTGGGATCAGTACTGGCCGTCTGACTTCACTGTCACCCCGGACACCGAGCAGTTTGAGGCTCTCATGCTTGGCGACAACGCCTTCGGTCATGCGATCTCTCTGCCGGTCGAACTCCGTGACGGTGGTGTTCTTGACTTCGGTCGTGAGCACGCCCTTGCGTGGTACAGCATTTGGGGCTTCGGCCTCATCACCGATTCGGCTGTCGTCAAGATCCGTACCAACGGCTGATCTGACAACTGATTCATTCGGATGCGGGGGTGGGTCGTCATGGCCCACCCCCGTGTGCGATACTTGTAAAAGCAGTATTAATCCACTAACAGGAGAACCCACCGTGCCTGCACCTAAGCGTGTTAACCCTCAGAATGAGGAACGTAATGAAGAAGTTGAGGGCGGGGTCGCCACTCTCTCTAGCGTAACTGCTGGTCCAGCAGTGCCCGAGGTAGAGGTAGATCCAATCGTCGCAGAAGCCCCTCAGCAGAGTGGCGTCAGGACTGTGGTCATTCGTGTAAACGACAACGTCGAAGAGATGTCGTACATCGCAAATGGCCGCAAGGAGCGCTACACCTTTGAAGCCGGTAATCGCTACCGGGTCCCGATCTACATTGCCGCAGAACTTGAGGGTCTCGGCAAGATTTGGCACTAAGGAGCCATCCAAATGGGTATTGCAACTGTTCACTATCTCTCCATGAACGTGCGAGACGGTCAGGTCGCTCTTGACCATGCTGGTACCGATTACGAGGATGTTGAGTACACCTACGAACTCACCAGCCTTCAGCCTGAACTTGATTACGTAATCGACTGGGGCGATGAATCGACCGACGAGATCACGACGGACGTAGATGGTGCCTACACCGCTACCCATACGTACGCTGATCCCGATACCTACACGATCACTGTTACTCGTGTAGATACGGAGCAGATTGCAGCGCAGGAAACTGTAGTAATCGCCGTCGACTGATAGTTAGGAGCAAAAAACTATGGCGCTCCGTGATGGTTTTATCATCCCGAACGCATCCACGTACGCTCCTGATTTTCAGACTGCACAGCCTGATCAGGGCGATTTCCTGATCCTAGGTAACGGTCAGTACGGTGTTATTACGGGTTGTAAAGTAACGCTTGTTGGAACCACTGCCAGCGTTGGCGCTGGTCCACATACCCTTGTGGTCAACGGTGTTATTTATTCGATGTCAGAAAATCAGAACGTGGCGGTGGCACCGGAAGGTGCTAACCCCCGTTTTGATCTCATTGTCTTTGATACCGCACAGGCTCAGCCGTTCTGTGTTGTAGCAGGAACCCCGTCCGCAAACCCGGTATACCCGGAGATCAACAGCACCATGACTGTGCTGGCGGCGGTATTCATTCCCGCTTCGGGGGGCAGTGGAAACCTCCATATCATTGACAAGAGGAACCTACTTCAGACGAGTGTCGTCGGTAACAATGTTGCGAATATCCTCCGCAACTACGCCTCCGATGGTTCTAACGTCAAGGTAAACATCAGCGGCAATGGGACTATCTCTTGGGGATCAGGTTCAGCCGCTACAGACGCTTTCATTTCCCGCACTGGAGTCGGTCAGGTAACTGTTCAAAATGAACTTGTTGCCGATGTTCTCACGGCCAATGACGGGGCTACCGTCGCTGGCAAGGACGTTATTACGACCGAAACCATCGCATGGGGAACCGGAGCCGAACGTGACGCCACTACTCCCGATATCGGTGACGTATGGGTAAACACTTCTAACGGCGATGTAAGCGTCTACCGATCATATGACGATGGAAATGTTTGGACTTCCCTACAGCCGAACCTTCCAGCAGGCTCCGTCATTTCGTCATTCCTTACCCCCGACAAGATGGACGGATGGCTTCCTCTGCTCGGTGGTGACTACGCAACTGAAGAGGCTGGAAATCTTCCCGGTCTGTTCCCCAGTTGGGTAGACACTGGGCGTATCTACCTTCCTGATATGCGTGGACGCTTCCCTATCGGAGCGGGAAACTTCGATTCATTCGGTGGTTTCGTGAACGTAGAGCATGGAACTCGGTTGGACGACACCGGCTCCGTCGATGTAACTATCTCAACGTCGAATCTCCCATCTCACCGACATCAGGACGCCTCAGCAACTTCTACCGAGAGCGGTGGAAGTCATAGTCACAGTGGGTCTACCGATGGCGGTGGTAGTCACACCCACTCTATTGGGTCGGCTGGTTCCCATACCCATACTGCTGTTGATAATGGGCATATCCACGACTGGGATAAGGGCTTCCCGATGGTCGCTACCCTTGGGCCAGCGGATAGTTGTATGGACATCATCTTTGTTGATGCCAGTCATACCTATCACACCATCCCCAGCCCCCATTCAACCGTGGGGTACGCAAACGTCTCAATCACTGCTGCTGGTGGACATCAGCACTCCATTGGGTCTGTGTCTAACCACACCCACGTCATTTCGGCTACGTCAACCCATAGCGGCCATACCCACACCCTTCCTGAACATAGGGCTGTAGGTGACGGGCAACCCGTATCGTTCAAGCCACCTTCTTTGAGTCTTTACTTCTACATTAAGATGTAGGAGGAAAGACAATGGCGACCGTACCCGTCGTTTATAGAGTTGGGTCATACGTACCAAACACCGTGACTGCGTCAGCAGAAGTATTTGCTGAACAGAATGAGACTGTTCCCTACCCCTTGGGAGCATCTGCTGCTGCCGATGGGTCTAACTGGCCCCCCGCTGGGTTCGCTGGAGTTACGGATATGACAACTTCTACTTCTTCTAATACCGCAAGCCTTCTACCTGAGGCGTACAACCTTGAGTGGGTTCAAGGTGATACTGCCGAATTCCAGTTTCTATTTACTGATGTTAACTGGACCCACGTCAACCCTGAAGAGGTTGACCAGCCGGAATGGGTAGAGACCACTTGGTCTGCTCAGGTCCGTAACCCATATATCTATTCGACATATGCTGCCGACTATTGGGTCCCCGCTTACGGGTACCAATACAAGTGGTGGCGTGGCAACAGCATAGTTGCCGAATTCGATACTACTTCTGAACTGATTCAGGGGTTTGATGCCGATGACGCTGAGCGTTGGGCTACCCGTGTAACGCTTACGCTTCCGGCTACTGATAGTTCTCTTATCCTTCCCGGCAACTGGTATCGGTGGGATCTACAGACACGTACTGTTGATGATGTCGTAAAGACCCACCTGCGGGGCAAGGCAAGGATCATTACTGAGTGGACCGTGAGGTAGTAACTCATGGAAATCATTCCGGTAACGAATAACTCACCGGCTCAGATCAACCCACAGCAGCCCGCTGAAATTATTATTACACCCGGTCCTCAGACCGGCAGCGTTGGGACGATCTCTGCCCCGCTGTCGGGTCCTCGTGGTCCTCAAGGCAATCAGGGGGCACAAGGTGCTCAGGGGGCGCAGGGGGCCGAAGGTCAACAGGGTGAGCAGGGTTCCCGTGGTCCTCAGGGACATCAGGGTGACACAGGTCAGCACGGCGCTCAAGGTAATCAGGGCGTAAAAGGAGCACAAGGTTTCCAAGGGAATCAGGGGACCCAAGGTCCTCGTGGCTATACCGGCAACCAAGGTGCTCAAGGTAACCAAGGATCGCAGGGAACGACTGGTGCCCAAGGCCCACAGGGAAGCCGTGGATATCAGGGATATCAGGGCAACCAAGGAATCGTAGGTGCTCAGGGTTCACAAGGTGGACCCGGCGTACAAGGCGACGTAGGTGCTCAAGGTGCTCAAGGCCATCAGGGCGTTGATGGCGTACAAGGGCATCAGGGATTCCAAGGCGACGTAGGTCCTCAGGGCGTCCAAGGCGTTCAGGGGGAACAAGGCGAGCAGGGTCCGCAAGGTAATACTGGTTCGCAAGGTTTTCAGGGGGAAACGGGTCCCCAAGGTTGGCAGGGCTACCAAGGAAATCAGGGCTACCAAGGGTTTCAAGGAACACAAGGTAACCAAGGAGATGCCGGTCCCCAAGGAGTACAAGGGTATCAAGGTGATACCGGTCCTCAGGGCAACCAAGGGTTTCAAGGTTTCCAAGGAGAGATCGGTCCTCAGGGCAACCAAGGCAATCAGGGTGTACAGGGATATCAGGGAAACCAAGGACATCAAGGTGTTCAGGGTCTAACTGGTTCTACTGGTGCCCAAGGCTTTCAGGGCCATCAGGGATATCAAGGCCCTCAGGGAAACCAAGGTTTTCAGGGCGACACAGGTTCGCAAGGTTCACAGGGATCTGTCGGTGCACAAGGTAACCAAGGATTCCAAGGCGCTCAGGGTGTACAAGGTCATCAGGGTGTTGACGGTGACATCGGTCCTCAGGGGTATCAAGGTGATACCGGTCCTCAGGGTGCCCAAGGAAATCAGGGACACCAAGGCGTTCAGGGAAGCACTGGTTCCCAAGGCAATCAGGGCTACACCGGAGAACAGGGTCCTCAGGGCGTCCAAGGTCATCAGGGTTTTCAAGGCGTAACCGGCGCTCAAGGTTCCGAAGGACCTCAGGGCCTAAGTGGTCCGCAGGGTAACCAAGGTGTACAGGGAAGCACCGGGGATACCGGTCCTCAAGGACCACAGGGAACCCAAGGAAATCAGGGTTACCAAGGAGCACAAGGAGCACAAGGCGTTCAGGGGACTCAGGGAAACCAAGGAGACACCGGACCCCAAGGTACTCAGGGGTTTCAAGGTGATACTGGAGCACAAGGACCTCAAGGGTTCCAAGGTGATCAAGGAACGCAGGGTGTACAAGGCCCTCAGGGCTACCAAGGTAACGACGGTACTTCTGTAACTATCCTCGGCTCGTATCCCGATTACGCCTCTCTTATCGCAGACCACCCGACCGGCTCTCTCGGTGACGGGTATCTTGTCGATGGCGACCTCTATGTATGGGACGGCTCCAACTGGGACAACGTAGGCACAATTGAAGGGCCACAGGGCGCTCAAGGTACTCAGGGCTATCAAGGCGACACCGGGGCGCAAGGAAATGTAGGTGCCCAAGGACCCCAAGGGTCCCAAGGTGATACCGGTCCACAGGGCTTTCAGGGTGACACTGGATCACAAGGTAATACAGGACCGCAAGGCAGTACCGGTTCACAAGGACCGCAGGGTGAGACTGGTCCTCAAGGTGAGACTGGTCCTCAGGGTGACACGGGGCCTCAGGGTTTCCAAGGTAACGACGGACCACAGGGATTCCAAGGACATCAGGGTTCTACGGGATCGCAAGGGCCACAAGGTTCTGATGGTGTTCAGGGATTCCAAGGCGCTGAAGGAGCACAAGGTCCTCAGGGTTATACAGGTCCGCAGGGTCCTCAAGGAGATGACGGACCACAGGGCCTCACTGGGGCACAAGGGTCACAAGGTCATCAAGGCTATCAAGGCACGCAAGGGCATCAGGGCGACGATGGTCCCCAAGGTTTCCAAGGAGATACCGGAGTTCAGGGTCCTCAAGGTTCAACTGGTGCACAAGGATCTCAGGGGGACTCGGGACCGCAAGGAACGCAAGGCAATCAGGGGGACCAAGGCCCACAAGGTGATGAGGGTCCGCAGGGTGCTACGGGTGCGACCGGCGCACAAGGCCCCCAAGGAGACGATGGTCCTCAAGGTTCTACCGGTGCACAAGGTCCTCAGGGCTTCCAAGGTAATCAGGGAACCCAAGGCGTTCAAGGGTATCAGGGTACTCAAGGAGATACCGGCGCTCAGGGTACGCAGGGTACGCAGGGTGATACCGGGCCGCAAGGGCCACAGGGTTTTCAAGGATCAACTGGTGCTCAGGGTCCTCAGGGAGATATCGGTCCCCAAGGTCTCGCCGGACCACAAGGCTCTACTGGCGCACAAGGTAATCAAGGTCACCAAGGGGCTACTGGGGCGCAGGGTAGTACCGGTGCTCAAGGTACACAAGGCGATACCGGTGCCCAAGGTCCGCAGGGACATCAGGGTACTCAGGGAACCCAAGGAGTTCAAGGTCACCAAGGTACGCAGGGAACCCAAGGCTCTACTGGCGCACAGGGACCACAAGGTGATACCGGACCTCAAGGTAATCAGGGGTATCAAGGAGTCCAAGGCTCACAAGGTAACCAAGGAACGCAAGGCAATCAGGGGTATCAAGGTTCTCAGGGCAACCAAGGTTTTCAGGGAACTCAGGGCAACCAAGGTACTCAGGGCTTTCAAGGTACTCAAGGTACTCAGGGATATCAGGGATATCAGGGCGAAGGTATAATTACTGAAAGCGATCAGAATATCTTGGCTGCCATAATCTTCGGAAGGTAAAAATGGCTACATTTGCTAAAACAATCTTGTCAGGCTCTACTGATGGCCGAGGCATCAAGGTCGCCGCTACGGCTAGCGCTGGCACGACGATCCATACCGGGTCATCGACGGCTGCTCATATTCATGAGATTTGGCTGTATGCAGTTAACTCGTCCGCTACGGCGGCGGTAAAACTGACAGTCCAATGGGGTGGGACCACGTCTCCTGACGATGAAATTGAAGTGACGGTACAGCCCGAATCGGGCCTTGTCCTTGTCGCCCCCGGCCTTCTAATCAAGGGCAACGCCACTCCGTTGGTCGTGCGGGCCTTTGCTGGTACCGCCAACGTCATCACCATTCACGGATATGTTCACACGATTACCTGATAGTTATGGACAGTCTGCAAGTAGGTCAGTACGCTTCTAATCTTCCTGACAGTATTCCTGTCGGTACAATCGTCATGTACCTAGGGACTACAGCACCTACCGGCTGGCTACTATGTAACGGCAGTACATACACAAGAACTTTGTATCCGGCACTGTTTTCCGTTGTTAGCGTTACTTATGGAAGTACTACTGGTGCCAATTTCGCAGTTCCCGATCTACGAAATGTGGTTCCTGTAGGACCCGGAGCGACTGTAGGAACCGACTTAGGGCTAAAAGGGGGAGTCGACTCAGTAACTCTTACCGCAGCACAGTCAGGTATGCCCTCTCATAGGCACTCTACTACTGACGTATACGCCACCACATCTTCCGCAATTGAAGCAGGAAGCGCTGTGTATTCCGATTACAACGGCGCTGATGCCGGTAGATATACAGGCTATACAAGTGCTGATGCCACTAGTTCCCATGAAAACAGAATGCCGTATTTAATTATTAACTACATCATTAAGGCGTTCTGATGCCTGACGTTACTCCCGGCCCTATTTCATATGAGATCCAAGACCTTCCCGTTGGTTCTGTCACCCTTTGGGGTTCTTCTACAATCCCTAAAGGGTGGCTATTGTGTGATGGTACTGCGATAACACAAGCGGCATATCCGGCCCTTTATGCCGTTTATCCTTATGGGAATCTTCCTGACATGAGATCCCGTGTACCGCTTGGGGGAACTTCCTCACTATTCACCACAGGCGGGGCAGAGACAGTTACCCTTACACCGGCCCAAACCGGTATACCTTCACATAGGCACTACTACACCGACCATTACGCTCAAGCCACGAATCTTGCTAATAGTGGCAGCACTGACTCGTCTCTAAACGGTTTCGCAGATCATAGTAAGACAACCGGTGGGGTCACCGAAGCCAACGCTGCTGAATCCCACAACAATATGCAACCGTATATCACATTAAATTTTATTGTGAGGGCGTTCTGATGCGTAGACCACTAGTAGGTTCGCCAATTTCCACATCTAATACACAGATACCGCCCGGTACTATTACTCTTTGGACCAGTAGCACAATACCCACAGGCTGGTTGAACTGCGATGGTACTGCCTACGACATCGCTAAGTATCCGGCCCTATACAGCGCCATCGGTAATACATTCGGTAGTTCTTCCCCAACATTTCTTGTTCCCAATCTCTCAAACCGAGTACCTTATGGAGCCAGCGCCGGGAGACCACTCAATACAACGGGCGGTACTGCTACCGAAACACTTACAGCGGCTCAAAGCGCTACTAGAAACCACACCCACTCATACGGCGACTATTACAACGACACCTCAAGCGGTACCTGTAATGCTGCATCAGGGGCCGGTTCTAACTTCAACCAAACCACTGCTTCGGAGTTTACCGATTATCAATCGGCAAACGCCTCCCAGTCCCACAACAACCTACAGCCGTACATTGTTCTTAATTTCATTATAAAAACCTAGGAGAGGTTATGAAGTTCAATAAACTTCCCAAAAAGGGACAGGCACCTAACATTCTAGGGTTTACGCCTGCGTCAAAATTCGACAAGGACCGGTACGCTCAGAACTTTGGGTACGCCAATTACGCCGAATTGAAGGCCGCTAAAGATCCAAACCATACCCAGTCCGTGGAATCGGCTGAGGCTGCTTTCAACAAGTCAAAGAATGAGATCGTCCCATGGATGGAAAGTCACGTAGCGACAGCAGACGCAGTCCATGAATTAGTGGATGCCGTAAACCTGCTTGAAATACGTATCAACGAACTGAACGGTCGTCTAGCCGCCTTAGAGGCGCAGGCCAACCAGTGATAATGGATACTATTTCAGTGGATCTGCCAAAGGACATGGTAGAGAAGGTTGCCTATCTCATGCAGAATTTGGATGACGATGGCGACTATTGGACAATGTATTGGGCCTGCCTAAAGGCAGTTGCAAACGAGGATAAAGATGGACATCAACGTAGATCTGAATGACGTAATCGCTGAACTGCTGGAGCAGAACAAGGCTCTAAACCTTGAGAATATCCTTCTAAAGAAGGCCCTAGAGCAGGTTCAGGCTGCTAAACCTTATACTTACGAAGAACCTGAGCACCATAAGGTACTATAGGTGTATGACCACACTGGCAGAAGTCTCGTCTGTAGCCCGACAACTTAGTAGAGATTTCGGAACTTTTTTCGAGATCAATTTCGCTACTGTCGGCGCTACTTTGCGCCTTCCGCATCCCTTTGTAGAACCTAATTCTCTTTCGGTTGTAAATAATACCGATGAGTCTGCAATTACAGACTTTGTGCTCAACGCCCGTAATGGTTTGCTGAAGATCCCCAACCCCTCAGATTACGAAGACGGCGTCTACGTCTCAGGTCTGTATTACCAGTGGTTCCTTGACTCGGATCTTGAATTCTTTTCAAATATAATTATCACTGAGCACATGCATCATCGCCCCGGCGTGGATCTTCAGTCTATTGTCGGCGCTGAAGTGGAAGTCATGGGTATCGGTGCTCTTGTTCAGGCTCTGTGGTCCCTTCTTGCCGAGTTCGCTACGGACATCGACGTAGCCTCTCCCGAAGGCATGAATATCCCGGCCCATCAGCGTTTCCAGCAGGTCCAATCTCTTATCCAGTACTGGGAAAAGCGGTACGACGATAAGGCTGCACTGCTGAACGTCGGCCTCAAGCGGATTGAAATGCATACGCTTCGCCGTGTCGCCCGACTATCCAACCGCTACGTACCTCTTTATCGTGGCCGTGAAATCGATAACCCACGCCCGCCGATCCGTATCCGACCGATGATTGACCCCGAAGAAGCCACCCCGTTTGAGGACGAAGAAGCCTTTTGGAGTTCTAACGGTCAGAGCGTTACCACGGAATCATGGGACTTCGGGTATGGAGGCTGGGGTACCATCGGTACTGGCGGTGCGCCGTGATCGATACTCGCCGTGAAGCGCAGCACATTTTCAAGGAACTCAACCGCTATCAGAACAAGGTTGGAGAAGCGGTAATTTGGTTCAAGTTCGATCTTGAGTCATCTTACGACGACGTATACGACGAGGGTGGTAAGAACTATCTCCCCGGAGTAGCCGTCCCAGTACTTTGGGTCGATCAGATCGAAGACGTAGAGACATATTCTGCTGAAGGTAGGCGTCCCACCCAGCGGATCAGGTTTGCCTGCTCGGCTCGCAGTATCAATGAAACAGGTATCGATGCCACCGAAGTACATGGAGGGCGACTATGGGACACCCCTCCCGATGGCAAACCTTGGTGGGATGACCGTCTTAATGACATCATCTATTACGACGGTCGGTACTACGAAATTAGTAATTTCCAAATTAAAGACCGCATGCGTCAGGACATCATTATCGGGATCTCCGGTATTGAGACTCAACCTTCTGATGAACGTGTGTTCGACCTATTCCCTACGGTGTGATGGAGTTTTAAATGTCTGCAACAATTCCCTCCAGCGGCATCGGTGATGTCGATTGGGTAGACCTACAAGACAACTGGCGAGACGCTGATGCAACGTGGTTGCAGGAGCGTTCAATTGTTCGTGTTAGTGGGGCTACTCCTACCGTTGGTGTTCTTGACGGCGTCAGCGGCAACGTATCTGCGGCAGATGAAGGTCGTGTTTTCTACAGCACTACCAGCAAATCACTGCTAGTAACGACTAGTGCAGCCCCGTCCTACAAGACAGTAACGGCTTCAAGCAACTTGGGCATCTCTGATGGGGCCTCCACATCTGAGTTAAAGGCGACAGCAGCGTCAGCAGGTACCGGTGTCATTATCAACAACACCACTGGCGCTCTTTCGTTTGGGCCAGCAACCTTCAATTCCACTCTCTCCGTAACTGGGACAACGACCCTGTCGGGGTATCTGTCAGCCCTTGCTGGTACTGCCGGAACCATCAGCACATCTTCCTCCGGCGTTACTATCAATACAACAGGATCTAACGCCGTCGTACTTACGACTTCCGCTAGCGGGCTTGGCGTAAACAGTTCAGTAGTCGTAACCGGTGCTCTATCGACTACAACAAGCATTACTGCTGGCAATGGCCTTACGGTCAGCACCGGCACCTCCGCTCTTGGTGTTACGACTGTCAGTAGCACGCTTACTGTGAGCGGAGCCACTTCTACAGCGGCGCTTACGGCCAGTGGCCTTATCACCGCAAATGCCAACATCACGGTTGGAGGTACTACGCCTACTATTCAATCGGCTACGGCAAAAGACCTGACAGTCACTGTGCCTGCGGCTCAGGCTATTAGATTGCTTGCGGCCTCAAGTACCGATACTTACGCCAATAATATTTATTATGGATCTACGTCGGTACGTAATGCTTGGGTTGTCTATGGTTCTGATCCCGGAGTAGCAAACGTGCCTGAAGGCACTATTTGGATCTCGTAATGGCTATCAAGTCACGACGCTCAGGAGCATGGGAGACCCCTACCGCTGGATCTATTCGGGTTCGAAGCGGTGGATCGTGGAGAACTGCTGTATCGGTAAAGGTCAAGCAGGGTGGCGCATGGGTAGATAGTGGTTACGTTGCCTACCCTAATCCTCCTACCTCTTTCACCGGAAGCGGTGGTAATGGAGATAACCGTCAGGTCACGTTTACGTGGACGGCTCCGACATCGGGCGCAACTGTTACTAAGTACTATCTGTATGTATACAACTCCAGCATGGATCTATTGGGGGGATACCCACTAGATGTTGGTAACGTAACTACTACGCAGATTCAGTTTCCTGCCGCCAATACGACCTACTATGTAAAACTTAAATCCTATGGTATAGCGGGTGAATCTCAGACATTTGCCACGAACACTGTTGGCGGTACACGTCTTCAGGTAGTTACGGGATCGGTATCTTCTACCTATCCTATTTATGGGTGGAGTTCTACGCAGGCTTTCACTCCGGCATATTGGACTCAATCTAGATGGCCCGGTGAACCTTACGGCGACTACACCTATCACGGTAGTAAAGCCTTTGATAACAATTTCGGTACTTACTGGACCGGTCAAAGTTGGGCATGGCCCGGTGGGGAAGAATGGATTGGGTTTAGTATTGGAGCACCATTTACTAACGTAAAGATTGTCAATCTAGTCAGTTGGCCCTCCGGTGCTGCTCCGGGGACCGTTTCACTGGACCAATGGGACGGGGCCAATTTCAACTGGACCGGCAAAGCATGGACTGGGACCACTGTTTATGGTGGTCAGGTCATTGATTGCAATATAGAAATACCTTACGGTAGTACTAATTATTACCGTATTTATTACACAAATCTCGGATATAACCCAAGCGCCTATGGTAATTACCGAGTCCTCACAGCCGAAGTATCGGGTGGATACCAGTACGTAACGCAGACAGGGACTGGGACCAATCCGGCAGGCGCTAATACGGTGAGCAACGCCTGATACTAGGGTCATATTGCTTACTTGGTGTATGATTATGGGCGTGTTGGCTGAGCGGCCAATTCACCAGTAGACAGCGCCTTGGAGGCTTGAAGTGGCAGACACTCTGCACATCGGTGCAGGTTTCTTTGCTGCCTTGGACAGATATGCCCAAGCAGTAAATCTTGCTGCTCAAGAATCTGCTGAGCGCACTATGGTGAGCGTTCAAGACAATCTGCGGGCCGCAGCAAAGCGTAGTGAACGCTGGCAGCCGCTTGCTGAGCATATTGAGACATGGACGCAGGACGGCAAGTACGTCATTGGTGTCAGAAACGCTGACGTTATGAGCGATGCTATGTCCGCAGAATACGGGGACGAGAAGCATCCTCCTGTACCTCTTATCCGGTCTATCCAATTTGGAGAGTCTGTATGACTACTACTGACTGGGACTACGACCTCGCTAACGGCCAATTGGATGCCACAGCGCACACCGGCCTGATCCTCGCTGAGGATGCGGCACTCAAGACGTACCTTACCGGTATCACCGTTCCCGGACGGGAAGGAATGGAAGAAGTACCGGTATGGTTCCGCTATCCCGAGGGCGAACGAAGGATCAAATATCCTTTTATCACGATTGACTTTCTAGCAATCAACCCGTCCTATGATCGATGGGTTAGTTACCATCAGGTAGCAGAAGACTACTGCGAGTTCCTAGATCCGGTTACCGGCGAAGTCCAAAGCACCGGTATGTACGTTCCGTCTTTCTCCCCAACTCTTCCTGATAAGGAAGACGAGTCTAACGGATATCATATCGAGCCATATCTGATGCATACCCTTATGTATCAGGTCAGCGTACATAGCCGTTCTGCTCTTCACGACCGCTATCTACTCAGCCTTTTCATGACAGACATCCTCCCTCCCCGCCCGTTTTGGATCGGGGTTGATGCCGATAACACTTGGCGTCGATGTGAGTTACAGGAGATGGCTCAGGCCGACACCATGGAAACTACGGAATCGGGAAACAAGAGAATCTTTCGTAAAGTTTATACAATTTCTATGGACGCCGAAATCCCGCAGAGCAGGGCCTACGAGGTCATCAAGGCCCAACGTGTGCATGTGGATATTTATCCCGACACCGTGACTCAGCGTGAATCCGGCACCCACGCATATGACGATCCCCATGAATATGCGGAAACGGTCACTGTAGTACCGCCAGCAGGCTAGTAGAAGTACCCACGTCGCAGATATCGATACTAACCAGCAAACACTCTTAGGAGACCAAAATGCCTTTTGATTACCGGAAACCCGGTGTCTATGTTGAGGAATCACTCCTCGTAAACACTACTGACACCGCCACAGCCACTTCGGTTGCGCTCTTTGTCGGCGCTGCCGGAACCGGTCCGACCGATGGACCAGTCCGATGCTCAACGTGGTCGGACTACGTTCTCAACTTTGGAAACTTTGACAACATTGTCGATCCCGATACCGGCGATCAAACGGTGCTGTCTTACCTTCCCTTCGCCGCCTACTCCTATTTCCAAAACGGTGGGCGTCCGTGCTACATCCAGCGAGCCATCGGTTCCGATCCCGGTTCCGTTGCGTCGTTCGATGTCACTGACGGCGACGAAGAGGACCCGGCAGTTGCTTTCACTGTGGAAGCACGTAGTGTCGGTACCGCTGGCAACAGCATCTCAGTTGCTCTAGCAATTGTAGACGCAGTAAACGACGTGTTTACCTTTGTTGTCTACAAGGACGGCGTTGAGGTAGAGCGTTTCCAGTACCTCACCATGACCGGCGATGTTCCGGGAACCCGCCGTGCCGATGCCGCAGTCAACGATCCGTACTCAGGTTCTACCTTGGTACGACTTACCGGATTCGTCACGACGGTAGTACCAGCGGAAATCTCCACTGCTACCGCCTTGGAAACCGGTACCGACCCGGCCCTTCCTGATAGTGCCGACTACCCGTCGATCACTCAGGATGCCGTATCGAAGATTGAGGGACCGATCATTATTAACCTCGTTGGGTATACGCCTGACGTGAACGATACCGAGGCATACGTTGCTCCGGGAACCGTTTCGTCGACTTCGTTTTCCGACCGAGGCGACATTTTCATCATCAATGACAATGTGCCACCTCGTACCTACGGCCAAACCGCTACCCAGTACAAGACTCAGATCAACTCGGTTCTTAGTCAGTACAGCGGTGATTCGTACGTCGCATCGTTCACCCCATGGATCATTACTCCTAACCCGAAGCAGGCTGGTGCCACGATCACCATTCCTCCGGGCGGGGCTGTTGCAGGTGTTATGAGTCGTATCGATAGCACTGTTGGTGTATTCCGTGCACCCGCTGGTCTTGTCGCCAACATCACCAACGCTGTTGGTGTCGATACCAAGTTCACCGATTCCGAACTCGGTGATCTCAACACCTCTAACATCAACGTAATCCGTCCAGTTGCCGGTGCTGGCGTAGCGATCATGGGTGCCCGTACCCGCAAGGTATACGGCGCTGATCGATACATCTCGGCCCGCCGAACCCTGATCTACATCAAGGAAAGCATGCGGCGTTCGACGCAGTTCGCTCTCTTTGAGAACAATGATCAGCGTTTGTGGACCCAACTCCGCATGACTGCTGAACGTCTACTGCGCCCCCTTTGGGAAGCAGGAGGCCTCCGTGGAGCAAATGCGGCAGAGGCGTACTACATCAAGTGCGATGCATCCATCAACACTCCGGCAGTTATCGCTTCCGGTGAGGTTCGTATGGAACTCGGCGTCGCTCTTGAGTATCCCGCTGAATTCATTGTGATCCGTGTCACGCAGTTTGAGAGCGGTGGCTTCGCTGCCGAAGTTCAGCCACGAGGCTGAGGAAGGTAATAGAAAATGGCTACATCACTTTCAGAACGGACCCGGCAGTACGCTGATCCGCTTCGTAACTTCAAGTTTCAGGTTGAAATTTTCAACTACACTGACAACCTCCGCAATGGTATTGGTGCCATGGGATTCACGTCGGTTGATGGCTTGAACATGTCAACTGAAATGATTCCTTACCGTGAGGGTGGATGGAACACCAACCCACACAAGATGGTAGGTATGACCGACTTCTCGCCGGTAACCCTTTCATCGGGTGTGTTCTATCAGAAGCCCGGTATGTGGAATCTCGCAAAGCAGATCTTCGCTGTCCAGTGGGGTCAAGGCACTCTTGATCTCAACAGCGATTATCGCTTTGACATGCTTATCCGTGTATTCGATCACCCGGTAACAAAGGGTGACGGTGCGGCTGTAAACGGCGATACCAAGGGCGCTGTATTGGCCTTCCAACTGTATAACGCTTGGGTAGCGAACGTCGCTTTCTCGGGCCTCAATGCAATGGATAACGCCATCCTTGTATCCCAAATGACGGTTCATCACGAAGGTCTTGATGTCTTTTGGGGAACCACCGAGACGACTAACCTCGTCCACGTCTGATAGCACTTCGGCTATCCCATAACAGGAGAACAAACTGTGACATTTATTGATCTTGACGATTCAGAATCACCTCTCGTTAAGGAAAGAGAGATTCAGGAAGCCCATAAGGCTGTTACCGGAGAAATTCCTCTCATTGAGGACCCGGCCCCGAATCTGTTTGACCTGCCGAGAGGCCGACACAACGGTGCAAAGTGGGAGACAGAAGTCGAACTGCGTGAGTTAACTGGAGCCGATGAAGAGGCTCTAGCACGGTTCAATGACCCCTCCGATTTCTTCGATGGGGTCGTGGTGTACGGGACTGCTCGGGTCGGCTCAGTCCAACTGACCGACCTGAGTTTTCCCGAACGCCAATCAATTCTCGCTGCACTTCTCATTGGTGAACGTGAGCAATTGTTTATCAATATCGCAAGGCTTACCTATGGCGATAAGAAAGACATTACTCACAACTGTCCGGCCTGCGGTAACGAGGCAGAAACGACTGTCATTCTTTCCGAAGACATCAAGATGCCTGTGATGGAAAACCCTTACAAACTCACCCATACCATGGTGACTACTAAAGGGGACACCCTTACTTACCGGTTGGCTATCGGCTCTGATCAGATGGCAATCATTAAGCGTAAGAACGCTAGCGCCGCCGAACAGAGCACACTAATGATCAGTGAGTGCGTTACTCACCTGAACGACAAGCCGGTCGTAGACCCTGTTGGTATGGCCCGGTCATTGTCCATGGGTGATCGACGTAGGCTTCTTGACCATCTTGTTGAGGACCAGCCGAGTCCTGACATGACACTCAAGATGCCCTGCCTGAACTGTGGATTTGAACTGATTCTACCCCTCTCGTGGGGTGACATTTTTCGTCCTTAATACGAAGTACCTATTTCTTGAATATGACCTTGTCTCTAAAGAATATCCCGGTTGGAGTTTGACCGAGATTAGGAACCTCTCACGTAGAGAAAGGTCGTACTGGCTTGATCTGCTGAAGTGGAGACGTGAGCATGGCTGATCCAAATCTTAATGAACTGACAGCCGAGGCTAAGGCGCTCAACAAGGAGTTAGCGAACCTAAAGAAACTCCTTGGAGAGTTCAGCACTCCCAGTAATCAGTTTAAGAATAATCTTAATACTGTAAAGACCTCTTTAGCGACAGGCAATCAGTCCACAACAGGTCAAACGTCCAGCACCTTTGGTAAAGGACTGCCTACCCCTTCTCAGCCAAATACTGTTTGGTCTTCTGCAAAGAACGTGGTGGGAGGTGCTGCCACGGTATCCGAGGTGCGAAGCGCCGGAGGTACATGGACTCAAGCCGTCCAATCAGGCTACAGATCCATGGGTGGAGGGCCTTCCGCTCCTTCTTCAGGACCCTCTATAACGCCAACGTCTTCTAACGGCGGCGGCGGTGGCGGCGGTATGGGAGGGATGCTCAGTAGCAGCATTGGTATGCTGCAAAAGGCATCTGATATCTATGGAGCCGTTACGGCTGGCGGTCTTCAGTTCGCCTATAACCGTATTGAAGGTCCTACCGGAAACCGTAATACAGCCCTTCAGATTGCTCAGGCTCTTGCTCCTAACGCCGGAATGATGGGCATGGGTGTACAGGATCTGTTTACAGGTCTTGCCCAGCGTGCCCCAGTTCTAGGATCTAACGCAGACATTATCGGCACAATTCTTGCCGGTCAGTCTGTCGGCGCATTCATGAGCGGTAAAAACGCTAGTAAATACATTACTGACGCTAACGGTAATCCCGCCACAAATACTGGTATCGAAGGACGATCAGGATTCTTTGAATCAGTTCGCCAAATGCAGTTGCTTACTCCCGGTGTGGCTGCCGGAAGTATGGCTACTAGTCTTGCCAATTACATTGGTAATACTCAATCTCAACAGATGGGTCAGTACCTAGGTCAAGGCGCATTCACCATGGTCGGTAAGGGTGGCCGATATAAGAGCCTTGCCGAGTGGGCTGAATCCATTCTCAAGTTTCTTTCTGAACAACGCCCCGGAAAGGCTCAAGGGTCGACGTTCGGTAAAGACGAACTCATGGCTCAGAACTTCCCCGGATCGAACATCAATGCATGGTTCCGCATGATGGGTGTTCCTCAGGACATGGTTGACTACTGGTGGCAATACGCACTAGCAAATGCCGGTCAGCCTAACCCTCTTACTAAAGAACTTATGTCGGGAGGAGATGACTCTCAGACCGAAGTTCTTCAAGCCAACATTGATCGTGTCCGCAGGAAAGACCTTGGATACGAGCGTCTTCGAAGCACCACGCAGGCCACCCGTCGTGATTATCTCATGGGTACTCAGATGTACGGCCTCTACGGTGCCCGTGAGGCCGCTGATAGGCGCTTTAACGTAGGTATGCAGGCAGCCGATCTAACTATCGGAAACTTGGCACGCACCACCAACGCTGGTGCCGCCATGGCGATGCTGCCGACTCCTATCATGGAAATGCTTCTTCCATTGATGATGAAGTTAGCGTCCTCTCCGGTAGGCACTGCTGGAAGCCTTATTGGAGGTCTTACTAGCCTGTTGGGAGACCCGGAGCCTATCGGTGACCCCCATAGCCCTGTAGGCGATTACGGTCCTCGGGGTAGTACATCTACAGCCCACCTGAGTCCTGATCTTGCCAAAAAAGTGGACTCAATGATGAAGGCTAACCCTCGTCTCAAGATCTCTTCAGGATACCGAGACACGGTTACACAGAATCGTCTTCATAAGCATGGAGTGGGGCGAGTGGGGCCTGCTTCCAAGAGTGCCCACACCCGTGGTTGGGCAGTTGACATTGGTCCCGTCAGCGAACTTGGATGGGTACAGGCTAATGCCGGTAAGTTCGGCCTACAGACTGCCTCACATGCTGGTGAGCCTTGGCATATTCAGCACGAAGGCACCATGCCTATCGGTGACAACATCTTTGATATTGCTAAGGGCGCTTTAGGTTCGGTTGCTCAGACCGGTCTTAATATCGCCATGCCGGGATTGGGAAGCGTAGGGGGCTTCATCGGTAACACTCTTACCGGTGGCGGTGGTCCGCTTGCCGACCTTATTGGCAAGTTTATTACCGGTGGAACCATGTCCAGTTTCATCGATACGGCAATTAGTTGGTTCATCAAGATCATGACTATGCCCTTAAGCGGTCTAGCAAAGGCTTTTGGTACACGTAATATCACTGAGGAAGAAATTAATAACCTAATTGATAAGCCCTCAACCGTTAAGGTCAACGTCAGTAAGTACGCCGGTTTTACTCCCACTACCAACTCGGCCATCACTGGTAAAAATTCGGCTCCCATCTTTGGTGATCCAATCTCAATGGCTTCTAATCAACCTGCGACTGTATCGGCCAAATTTGAGTCGCCAATTATCTTCCAAACACAGATTCACTTGAGCGGTGCTGCTGGACAATCTCCGATTGATGCACAAAAGGCAGCATCACGTATCGCTGACGCCCTAGAGGCTGAGTATGCACGGCGTGAGTGGAGGAAGTCGTAGTGGAAGAGTACGCCGAGTTCAATAACTTCCATAAAGGCCAAGTAAATAAGATCTTCGGATCTAAGTCCCTGAAGTCAAGAACTCCTGTAGATACAGTTACGGAGTATCAATACGCCCTTGAAAGACTTGCTGATGCTAAGGCAGGTAGGGCTAATCCTCCGTTTAAACTTTCTCAGCCAGTCAACCGGTACGTAGATAGTCCTACTAACAAGATCCTTCGTGGGTATATCCGTCGGTCTGATATCGATGCTGCTGATGAGACTAGTTCTTATCGGCTTTACTTCATGTTTAACCCTGAGCAGATCCAGCGTAACTACATGGCTTACCTAGATCAGCAGGCTCTAGATCCGTATAACACTTTGTTTGGGTCTAACAACATGTCTGCCCCTCCGGGAATCTTGGACTTTTCGTTCGACCTGCTGTTTGACCGCCAGTTAGAAGTCGCCACCGACCCCGACCATGTCGGCACCAAAGTGGACTATGACTACTTTGACATTGTGGTGCGTGGGGTTGTTCCCGACGCTAACAACAACGGTAACTCCATTCCTGACAACGGGATCATGATGATGAATCCCCGTAATATCGCAGTGGTGTTTGGTCCCGATCTAGCCGTACATGGCCGCCCGTATAACTCATCTGTCCGATTTGAGAAGTTCAATCACAAGATGGTTCCTATCCGAATGACAATTTCTATTGTCATGAAGGCTTTTTACATCGGTCCTGTTAGCACCATTCCCAACTACGGCGACTTCAACTCTGAGTCCATCTTTGAAGCAACTATCCCATACGACGAGAATCTTCAGTACGAAGCAATCTTTGTGGATGTTGATCAGGCGGCGCTTACCGATTCGCCCTCAACGACTACGGAGTCAGGGTTTCCCGCCCCATATGTTCAGAACCCGGCTCTTAGCACGGGGCCAAACGCTGCGGTATTCAATACCCAAGGTATCCAACTCACAGAAGATCAAATGGCTGACC